TGGCTTTTTGTCTTTTAATCGTGAGACAAACAGATTAGAAAGGTATCAACCATCAATGGAAACCTACGGATTTGATACCGATAATGAAGATGATAGTGGAGGTGATTTTTAGTGCTTATCTTTGATATTGAAACGGATGGGCTACTAGATACCATTACAAAAGTACATTGTGGGTGTGTCTTTGATACAACCACGGATGAATACACTTTATACAGACCACATGAAATTGAGCAAATGGTAGAAAGATTATCTAAAGCTGATGCAATATGTGGACATAATGTAATCATGTTTGATATTCCAGTATTAGAAAAGTTATACAACGTTGTGTTTGACCAAGAAAAAGTCATAGATACCTTAGTGTTAGCAAGGTTAGTATATTCTAATATCAGTGATATTGATGCAGTACTGGTAAGGCAAAACAAAGTATCTACTAAGCTATGGGGCAGTCATTCATTAAAAGCCTATGGACAACGTTTAGGAGTATTGAAAGGTACCTATGCAGAAGATACCGAAGATTGTTGGGCGTGCTTTAATGAAGACATGCTAGCCTATAATAAGCAAGATGTAGTAGTTACAAAGAAACTGTACGATAATTTGTTGTCTAAAGGGTTTACCGAAGATGCAAGTTTACTTGAGCATAAGGCACAATGGCTTATGTTTAAAATGGAACAGAACGGCTTTCCGTTCAACCTTGAAAAAGCCTACGAACTAAAGGCAGTTTTAGAAACTGAAAGACAAAAAGTAGAGGATGAACTAAAAGCACATGCACCACTGATTCCAGATAAAATATTTGTACCAAAGAAAGACAACAAAAAGTTAGGATATACCGCAGGCGTACCAATTCAACGATATAAAGAATTCAACCCGACTAGTCGAGCACAGATGAAATATATCTTTGAAGAACACTATAAGTATCAATTCCAAGAGTGTATGTACGACACCAAAACAGGACAATTAAAACTTGATGAAGAAGCACTGAAACATATTGAATCAGATGAACAAGCAACCTCCGAAGTAAGGCATATTGCAAGCCTATACAAGGAGGCTTTTTTGTTGTCTAAACGCCTAGGGCAATTGTCCGAAGGTAAGCAAGCATGGCTAAAATTAGTAGGTGCTGACGGTAAGATACACGGTAGATGTAATCCTAATGGGACAGTTAGTGGACGTGCATCACATAGTAACCCTAATGTAGCACAAGTCCCAAGTGCTAACAGTCCCTATGGCAAAGAGTGTAGAGAACTATTCGGAGTGCCACAAGGATGGTATCAAGCGGGTATTGATTGTAGTGGATTAGAACTACGGTGTCTAGCACATTACCTCTATCCATATGATCATGGTGAGTATGCACATGAAATCCTTAATGGAGACATTCATACAAAGAACCAAAAGAATGCTGGACTAGAAACACGCAGTCAAGCCAAGACATTTATATATGGCTTCCTATATGGAGCAGGTGATGCCAAGATAGGAGAAATTGTAAATGGTACAAAAGATGATGGGAGAATGCTTAAGGAAAAGTTTCTAAAGAATACGCCAGCATTGAAAAAGCTACAGAAGCAAATAAAAGACTCCCTATCTAGGTTTAATACAGCAACAAGAAAAGTAGAGATGAAACGTAACTATCTATATGGGTTAGATGGAAGAAAGCTATATGTGCGTTCTTTACATAGTGCATTGAATTTACTGTTGCAGTCCGCAGGGGCACTGATTTGTAAGCAGTGGATAGTACGTACTGAACAACGTTTATTAGAACGTGGCTTAAAGCATGGATGGGATGGAGATTTTGTCTTGATGGCATGGATCCACGATGAGCAACAAATAGCATGCAGAACCAAAGAGATAGCAGAAATTGTTGTCTTAGAAGCACAGCAAGCCGTACGAGATGTAGGTGAGCATTATGGATTTAGAATGCAGTTAGATACAGAAGGAAAGATAGGTGAAAATTGGTATGGAACACATTAATAATGCAGATCAAATAGAAGAAGTACGTATTAGAACTATATTAGATGAAAAAATTGAGGAGAAATTCCCACTTAATTATGATGTAGTGCAAGAGTTAGCAGAAAAGGCAGATGCCTTAAACAGTTGTACATTTGTTCCTTTTTGTGGGTGGTATAAGGGAGAGAAAAGTACGTATGTTGAGTATTTAACATTTAGAAACGTCTTACAACAATTTTATATTAGTATTATTATTGACCTTTTACATAAGGATGATATAGAAGAATTCACAGCAACCTTTTTATTCTATAGATTGTTATTCAATTTAGTTATTAATCATGAGAAACAATGGCATGTAGATATTTTTAACACATGCGAAACGCCTAAGGAAGCATGGGAACTATTTAATCGAATTGAATATCTAATCAATAACTTTGAAACAGAAATATTGTTGTCTGATACGGAGGTGGAATAGAGTGTTAGATATTGATTACATAAAGGATTTAAAACAACATTCACATTCATTAGGAAATATTTTAGGGGAATTGGAACAAGTTAATATGCAACCTAAATCACTTAGTATAAAGGCAAAAGCAAAAGGGATTCGCTTTATATGTAAGCATATATATAGTGTGACATGGAAGTATTTAGAGCAAATTAAGGATAAAGAGAAAGATTTTAAACTATCCTATACAGAGGATTCTTTAATCAGTGATTTACTAATGGCACAATATTTATTTAGCAGTGTATGTGATAATTCTTTTCTTTATTATGAAGATGTATTAATGGCTTGTGATGATTATATTGATGACTATTTTAAGGCATGTGAGGTGTGGAAACATTTTCATATTCTGAAAATAAGACTAGAACAGTTATCTACATTGCATGCAGTATAGGTGATATATGGAACAGACACAAATTGATAAGGAATTAAAGCTAATCACTAAATGTGAGCACTTAGCAGTTGATATTAAAAGTAATGTGTATGACTTTGAAAAGTTAGAAGAGGATAACATTTCATTAAAGTCATGGATTGTCTTTGAACACATTCGGCAAGTATTAGATAGTACTAGTTCTTATTTAAGAGTAGCTAAAGTACGTGTAACTAATGCAATGGTTAGAGATAGTGTATTAGGTGGTGTTCTTTTAATATTAGAAGACCTACATATGCATTTAAAAGATGATGACAAACATATTCATATCTTATGCCACGATGGTAATCGAATGTTAAGAAAATTAGAAAAACTGATGGCTATCCTATATGAAAAAGTACATATGAGTTTAATTGTTGATAGATATGAACGAGAACATACACAAAAAGAATAGGTGACCTATGGACACACCTTGTAAAGACTGTCCGTATAGAGAAGTGGGGTGTCATGATAGGTGCTCCACTTATCTATCTTTTAGGGCAGAAAAAGACAAAGAATGTGAAGGACGTTTAATGAATTATAAAACATACTATTATCCAAGTAGTGATAGTACTTGTTTTAAAAATCGGAATACTTTTAAAAATAAAAGACACAAAAGGAGAAGATGAAATATGACCGTATGGCAGGAATATTTGTTAGAGATATATGATGAAATTAAAGTATTAATTGTTGGTATTGGATTTTTAAGTTGTGTTGTTTTTTTCCTATTTGGTGTGGAGAAATTGGATAAGACATATCTTATTTATGGCTTGCTTAGCTTAGTTATGGGGTTGGCTGTTTCCGCATTATTCCCATCAAAGCATATATTAAAAAGGCTTTTAAAATGGCAACAGGAATAAGGAGGAGATGAGATATGACACCATGGCATGAGTATTTGATGGATGTATATGTTACTTGTAAAGTCTTAATAGCTGGTGCATGTATTCCAATTGGAGTAATCCAAACTTGTGTAGGACTTGATGTATACGATTCAAAACGAGTTGTATGGGGATTCCTTTTAGCATTATTTGGTTTAGCTATTCCAATGCTATTACCTACACAGGCAATACTTATAAAACTTTTAGAATGGTAAGGAGTAGATAAAATATGACAAATGAAGAGTACGAAAAACGTATCAGAGAACTACAGACAAAAGTTTTTGTCTTAGAAAGTAAGGTCGAGACCTTAACAGATGATGTAGACAATTACCGATTAGAATTAAACATTGCAAATAACAAAGTAGCTTATTTACGTGGCTACATTCATGGGTTTAGTGAAAATGGCTTTGACGAAACTATTATTTGATGCAGATATGCTATTATATATTGCATGTGAAAAGGCTGAACGTATCGTACATTGGTATGATGGCATTTATTCTTTATATGGTGACTTAAACGAAGCAATCATTCATTATGATAACCATGTAAGAGAATTGACTGAACTGGTGTTAGAGCATTATAACATTGAGGGAGAATATGAAGGTGTAATGTGTTTGTCAGACAACGAGCACAACTTCCGTAATCTTATTTACCCAGAGTACAAGGCAAACCGAGGGGAGAAACGCAGACCAATCCTATATAAGCCTATGCGTGAATGGGTGATGAATGCTTATAACATTGTTTGTTTACCATGGCTAGAAGCTGATGATTGCATCGGTTTACAAGCGAATGCAAAAGACACAATAGTTATCAGTGGGGACAAAGATTTACGAACCGTACCAAGCAGATTTTATGACTTTTCACGCAATATCTTTTATGAATATGATCAAGAGGAAAGCGACAAATTCCATTTAATGCAGACCCTAACAGGGGATTCAACGGACAATTATAAAGGGTGTCCGAATATTGGTAGTACACGTGCAGAACGATTTTTAGACAAAGAGGGATACACGTGGGAAAACGTAGTAAATATGTATAAAAAGCAAGGCAGTACAGAAAGTGAAGCAATCACTAATGCACGCCTTGCTTTTATTTTACGTAAAGGCTTTTATGACAAAAAGAACAAACGTGTACGGTTATGGCTACCAAACACAGACAAAAAGAAACTACCTATTTTAGATTTAAAAGCACAACAGGAGGACTTTTAAATTATGGTAAATCGTGAAGATGTATATGTACATAGTAACCTTGTAGAATTCATTGAAGAGAATTTTAGCTTAGATTATCTACTCAATAAGCAAGGCTGGAATAGCGATAAAGTAATCGGTGCTTTGTGTCTTAGAACAGAATTACTAGCACTGTTACATCATATTAAACAGGAACAAGACGAAAAGAGGTATAACGTATGAATGACCCAGTAGTATCTCCTAGTCATTATAAATTAAAAGGATTAGGAGACATTGAAAGCATTGATGTACTTAGGGCTGTTTTGTCTAAGGAAGAATTTAGTGGATTCTGTCATGGTAACGCATTAAAGTATTTAATCCGTGCAGGTAAGAAAGACGATAAAGTACAGGATTTGGAAAAGGCAAAAGTTTATGTACAATGGCTGATTGAAAATGAAAGGAAAGGAGGTGAGTAAGCATGGGATTTTTAAAAAGATTAGTAGGTGGTGTCTTTGGTGGTTTATTTGGTGGACATCATCGAAGTGTAGATATTCCACAACCTACAGTACGGGCACAGGAGTTAGTCCCTAACACTACCGCACAGGCACCTGAAGCGCCCGTACTAGGGCAAGACAAACAAAAGAAAGGTCGTAAATCGTTATTAATTGACCGTATACAAAACGGTTATGATTACAACGCAACAAATTTATAAGGAGTAGCAATGGCAACACAACAAGACAATAACGTGTTAGCTAAGGATATATTTCAAAAGCTATCACAGGCGAGAAAGCCCTATGTAGATAGAGGAATTAAAAATGCTAAAGTTACTATTCCTATGCTATTCCGAGATGAAAAAGACGATGGCAACAAAGCACTAGATGATTTATATTCGAGCATTGGTGCAAGGGGTGTAAATAATCTTACATCAAAACTCATGCTTGCCTTATTTCCTCCTAATGAAAAGTTCTTCCGTTTAGGGTTAACGCCAGAGATGAAAGGACAATTAATAGGACATGAAGATAAGATAGCTGAAGTCGAACAACAGCTAATGCAGATTGAAGACACAATCATTCGTAGCATTGAAGAAAACCAAATAAGGATAACCATTCAAGAAGGCATATTGCAGTTATTAGTAACTGGTAATTGCCTTCTTTTTTTGCCTCCGAAAGAAAACGGAAGTCGCTTATACACCCTACATGATTATGTAGTGGAACGTGATGCAATTGGTAATGTGCTCCGAATTGTTACACGTGACAAACTCACAAAACGATCGTTACCACAGGAACTGTTATCACTCATTGATGAGAGTACTAAAGAAGATACAGTGCTTGAAGTCTACACACTCATTGAGAGAATGCAAGATACTTTTGTGTCTTTTCAAGAACTCAACGGAAAACGAGTAGCAGGGAGTGACCAAACATTTCCAATCAATAAGACACCATATATACCTATTCGCATGAGCAAACAGGATGGTGAGCATTATGGGCGTTCGTTTGTCGAACAATACTATGGTGATTTAAAAGAACTACAAAACCACGGTAAGGCATTGTCTTTCACATCCGCAGTAATGAGTAAAATCATTTACCTTGTAAACCCTAATGGCGTGACGAGAGCACGGAAGCTACAAGATGCCAAAAGCGGTGACTTTGTGGATGGTCGTGTAGAAGATGTGCAAGTACTACAGACACAAAAGTACAACGACTTAGCTATCTCAAAAAATTACATGGATAACATCGAGCAACGATTGAGTTTTGTCTTTTTGATTAGCAGTGCAGTGCAACGGAACGCAGAGAGGGTAACGGCTGAAGAGGTTCGCATGGTAGCACGTGAGTTAGAAGACACATTAGGTGGTGTCTATGCGATTCTAACCCAAGAGTTACAACTACCTCTTATACGTCAACTGTTAGCAAAACTCATGAGCCGTGGCGAGGTGGTGCAATTACCAGATGGCTTTATTGAGCCAACCATTACTACAGGCATGGAAGCACTAGGTAGAGGTCATGACTTTAATAAGTACAGTACCTTTATGCAAGTCTTAACCATGGTACCTAATGGTGTTGAGTTCTTAAAGATTCCACAATTGGTGACATCGTTGGCAACAGCTATCGGAATTGATACGCAGGGTTTAGTAAAAACTATGGAAGAAATTCAAGAGGAACAAGAAGAAATGCAGGCCCAACAAATAGGCATGCAAGCAGTGGAAGGAGGATTACAAGGTGGAGGTAACCAGTAATGACGGCGTTACTACTCATGAAGTCAGTGTAAATGAAGAAATGATTACACCCGCAGAGGAAACGCAACAAGAGGAGCAACAACTAGGCACCCCTACAGGCACAACACAACCTACAGATACTACCCAACAACAAGGTAGTACGCAACAAAGTCTTGATCAAGCGAACAACGCAGATGATGTTTTAGAAAAAGACCTAACAAGTAAAGGGGTAGATTTTAAAGCAATTGAGGATGAATACCTACAAAATGGGGCTTTATCCGAAGAGACACAACAGAGACTTGCACAGGCTGGATACCCTAAAGAAATCATTGATAACTACATCCGTAACGTAGAACGTGAAGCGAATGCCTTTGTGTCTACAGTAAAAGGCTTTGTAGGTGGTGATCAAGAGTGGGATACTTTTGTGTCTTTTGTGCAATCACAGGGGGATAACGCAATTACCTTAATGAATGATGCAATCAATACAGGTAATTTAGCGATTGTAGAAGCTACTGTAGGGCATTTAAAGACACAAATGGTAAATACCTATGGCACAAATAACCCTACCCTTATGAGCGGTGGCAGTGCTACAGGAAGTGTACAAGAAGGCTTTGCAAGTTCGTACGAAATGCAACAAGCAATGAGTGATGTACGTTATGGACGTGATAGAGCCTATACACAAATGGTAGAACAAAAAGTTATTAATTCTAATTTTGATTATTAAAGGAGAAACTAAATTATGGCAGGAGTAAATAATTATCAACAACCAGGTAAGAATAACGGAACAGGGTCTAATCTTGACTCTTTATTAAAAGTATTTAGTGGTGAAGTATTAACGGCATTCAATCGTCAAACTTTGGTAATGCCTAACCACATTGTAAAAACTATTGAGAGCGGTAAATCCGCACAATTCCCAGTAAGTGGTCGAGCTGAAGCACGGTATTTACAACCAGGTGCAAACCTTGACGATACACGTACTGAGATGAAACACAACGAGAAATTAATTAATATTGATGGCTTGCTTGTGTCTGACGTATTAATTACTGACATCTTTAATGCTTTATCTCACGTGGATTGGAGACAAGAGTATTCCAAACAATTAGGGGAAACATTGGCATATCATGCTGACCTTGCTGTCTTAGCTGAAATGGCAAAACTTGCAAAAGAAGCAGAAACCTTGCCAGGCTTAGGTGCTGGTACTGTTATTACTAAAACTATTGGGTCTACAGCTTCTACTGGTATTACACAAGCATTAGGTGATGCAGTTATCCAAGGCTTATTAGAAGTACGTGCTAAATTTACTAAAAATTATGTACCACTTGACGAACGTTACGTATACATTACACCTGAAGCCTACAATGCATTGTTAGCTAGTAAAGTAGCTATTGATCGTGACTATGGTGCAATTGCTACTATCGTTGATGGTAACATTGATAAATTGTTAGGATTCAAAGTTATTGAAGTACCAAACATGACTACAGGTACTACAGCGAATAATGTGTTGCAAGGAACAGGACATGCCTTCCCTACTGACTTAGCTACGGGATGTGCATTCATTGCAGGACACCGTTCTTGCGTAGGTACTTTAAAATTAAAAGATTTGCAACTTGAACATGGTCGCCGTATGGAATACCAAGCAGACCACATTGTAGCAAAATATGCTATGGGTCATGGTGGCTTACGACCAGAAGCAGTCGCAGTATGCAATATTAAATAGGATATACCTAAGACAACAAATTAAGGGGATAGTAGAAATACTATCCTCTATTTTTGTCTTTAGTTAGATAAAG